CTATTTTACCTGTAGCCCCTTCAGCATTTTCAAGTTTACTTGTGAACTCTTTTACCTGATCAATATTATTGGCAAGGATCAAGGCGGATTTGGAAGAGATACGTCCAAAAATTTCTGTAGCTTCTGTTGCGGAAATCTGTTTTTTTCTCATCTCCTCCAGAACTTCAACAAGGCTGGCCCCGGAGTCAAGGCCCAGTTTTTCAGCTGCAACTGATGTACGGAGCATTATTGCCCTGAGATCTGTTCCAGCCATGGAAGCTTTTACACCGGCATTGGCCATAATACCCAGAAAGGCAGATGTTTTTTCAATGCTATATCCCATACTGGCTGCAACAGGAGCAACATACTTAAAAGATTCTCCAAGCATCTCAATATTTGTGTTGGCTGAAGAGCTTGTTTTGACAAAAACATCAGACAGCCTGGTAAGTTCTTCAACTTCAAGACCAAAGGCCGTTAAGGTATCGGTCACAATATCGGATGCCTGGGCAAGATCAACCTGGCCAGCTGTGGCAAGGTCGAGCATACCGGGCAGAGCCTTAATCATATCTTGCACTTCCATCCCGGCCATGGCCATATATTTCAGAGCATCGGCTGATTGAGAAGCTGACCACTCAGTGGTTGCCCCCATTTTTTTGGCGATTTCAGAAAGCTGATTAAACTCTTTACCCGTGGCTCCGGATATCGCTTTCACAGCCATAATGGATTTTTCAAAACCCACGCCAACCTGAGTGACTTTGGCAATTGCCGCACCATAACCAACCACAGCTGCTGTCAAGGCTGCATAAGCCGCCGTCATCTTTCCGGTGCTGGCTGCCGATCTGGACATATTCTTGTCAACGGTTCTACCAAACTGTTGTATTTTTGGCGTTCCCTTGTCATCGACAACCAGATTTATTCTAAGTTCTTTTGCCACTTTTTAGCCTTTTTCTGTGTGCATCATTGATACATTCCAAAACGATAAACAGCTTGTCATAAAATACCGGCTTTTGTCCTTCAGGTACTCCATAGTCTGACAATAAACCTTTAATATGCCCTGTCTGAAACCCACCCATGCCATTATACAAAGAGACATTGATACGTCGGAAAAAAGACCAGAACAAGGCATTGGATTTTGAAATCTTTGGAACCAATCCCCTTGGACATTTTTCTGTGTATTCAATTCCCCTGCAAGTGACATCTTTAACAAAGCCCTCTTTTCTCATCCTGTGGCACTCTGGACAGTCATTTCGGATTTCTCCAAAATACCAGACTGCCCATTGCCTCAGTTTTTTTCCTGATCCTGCTTGTCAACTAAAAATTCGCTGTTTTTCAAGATTACAAAAGTTGCAATCCCGCCCAGGCCAAAATCAAATACCCGGCGTTTAACTTCAGCAGTCAAGGCAAGTTTTTCACCGTTCTGATCCGTTACGCCTTCCCAGGCAACCAGGGAGTAATCAAACATTTTCCACCGGTCTTCGCCTCGCTGGACAAGTTCATTGTCCCGGAAAACAATATCTCCCTGGCCTATTCCATATGGACGGATCCTTAAGCGGCATCCGTTAAAGTCATACCATTTGGCCTCATAGGTTTCTTTACTGACATCAAGCCTCATATTAAAGCCTCTTATTTAGTTAAGTTATTCAGCCAGAGTTAAAGACAACGCTCCGTCACCTGTAAAATCAAACGAACAATTAACGATATCACCAACAGATGTCGTAATTGCAAAACTGTTCAGAAAGATGTTCCCGGAAAAATAATCTCCTGAATCTTCAAGTAAAAACTTAATATCGGTCAGTTTTGTTCCCGGTGTTGCCGCGACAATGTTATCCAGCAATGCCTTCTGCTCCGTGTTGCCGGCAACAAAGTGAAAAGTCATTGATCCGGTCCAACCGGCTTGGCCTGCAACACTCTCTTTCCATTCCTCTCCCTGCCTGTTGGCATCTGCAAGATCAAGACTTGCTGTTATGGACCAGTCAACAGAATAATCAATCTCTGTCCCGCCATCGTCAATCCTGCATACCTTCCCGTGCATCGGGGTTGTATTTCCTGCCATTAGTTTCTCTCCTCTATGTGGTTAAATATAAAATCTAAAGCAATGTGGTAGGTCTTGGTTTCGTCTTCGTAAAAATCTGCATCTCCTTCATAGGAGACTGATAAAACCTCGACACCGCCAGCACCACCCATTGTGCCTGCAAAATCTTGAAATAATTTCCGGATCTCTTCTGCTATTTCCCGGACATCTGAATAGCTCTCCCCCCAACATGATATTTGAATTAAAGGCCTTGCTACTCCGGGATCTGTTCCTTGACCGTGATATCTCGGTCCGGTCACTCTGAAATAGCTGATTGCTGGGAGGCTGACTTGTTGAGGTAATGCCAGGGGATAAATCCGGGTACTGACAATATCCGTAATATCGGTTGAATTTGTCAATTCATAATATAATGCCGCCTCGATCTGCATTTAAAAACCGCCTTTTAAAAGTTCTTTTTCAATATAAGCAAATGCTTTGCCTTTTGACTGCTCAATACCCCGCCTGAAAAATGGTTTTGCTGGCATTTTCACAGTTCCGTACTCAATTAAATGTGCATGGGGAGCTATTTTCCGATCAATGGCCACAAAAGCATCTGAAGGCCCAGCAGCCTGGAATGGTTTTGCAACAATGCTTTTTTTTAAATTTCCGGTTGGCCCAAGTGGTGCTAAACGTTTGATCTTTGCTGCCATTATTGCACCACCCTTTGTCACAATCTTTTTCCTGCGGTCAGATTTAGACAATGTAGTTTTAATAAAAGATTCTAAATCTGCTATGATGTCACTGGAATTATCAGACCATTTCATTGCAAATCAGCTCCATCATAATACCGCGTTCATCAATATTCCGGATCGATTCAATGTTAAAATACCGAGTGTCAAATTTTATTCTGTGCCTGATGGTTAAACCCTCATAATGACGGATAATGATCTTGTGGGTTGCTTCTGCATGAACCTGCTGAGCTGCAAAATACTCTTGTCCTCTCAATGGTGAAACTGACCCCCAACGGGTTTCATCATCAGACCAGGTTGCATCCTCTCCCCCATAAGCATCCCTTGATGCAGATTTGGTCTGGAAAGTAAGCCTATGTCTCAGCAAACCGGATCTCATAAAAATAACCTGTAAGATGCCAAAAGGTTTTCAACTGTTTTGGTTGGAGTATATATGGTGCCAACTACACCAGGCTCTCTAATCTCGTAGAGGTCGGCCAGAATAAGCAAAATAGCAGCTTTAATCGGTGCTGGCACATCACCATATCCCAAAACTGCCCGAACGATAACAGGGTTAGAATTATACAGGCTGTCACTTGGAAATGACTCTCCATACTCAGGTAGAACCCGACCTGGTTCAGAATCTGTATCGACAATATAAGACTCACTGTCCCATGTATTGGTCACGCCATCAGAATCTATGTATTTGACAGATGTTACAGAAGTCAGACTCCCAAATGGAACAATGATTTCATCGCCCGGAAATTTATCAAAAAAGAAATCCCATGTCTGTTCAATGAACTTTCGGCGTGTTATGTTTTCGGCATGTATCCTGGCCGTTTCAATCAGGGTTCCTATCAGGGTATCATCATCCGATATATCAACCCGCAAATGACTTTTGGCCTCTGCCAGTGTTACAGGCTCGGTTGCCGGTGCTGTGACAATGGTTGCCTTCATTTTTTATGCCCGCCGCCTTTTTTTGGTTCTTTGAGTTTCTTAACATTAACGGCTACAGCATGGCCCCGCTTGATCCATTTCTTTGCCCTGGCCGCTGGCATGTCAACTATTTGACCAGGAGAGTATGAAAAATCTGCTCCCGCTATGCTGACTGTTATTTTTATTTCCATGGTTTTCCCCTTGCCTGGGAGAATAACCCCCAGGCAGTTAAATTGATATTACTATGGCTTATGCAGCCGCCATTGCCAGATGCTTACCTGCAGCTGCAAGAGTCATCTTGCCGTCAACCCGCTGATAAGCTTTATAACCGACCTGCCCGGTAGCGGCATACAGCTCATTCAGACGCTGCATAACCATGCCCTGGCGGTCCGCAATCCAGTAATAGGAAAAATCTGCAAATAAGATAGACTTAGCTGATGCAGCAATAGCTGCAACATTCTCGGAGATCTCTACCCGTTTGCCGAGCAAGGTATCCGGCTGTCCGGTTTTGAGCCCTGGCTGCCATAGGTACTGGTCATTACCATCTTTAAGTTTTCGGATTACCTTGGCGGTGCCGTCTGCCATCAGAAAAGTGGCGCCTTTACGATACGCCCGGCCCAGGGAATGAAACAAGTCGATCAACTCGTCAGAAGTAATTGCCGATGCGCTGGCAGCAGTCACACCAGCTGCGATGGCCTCATCAATTCCGGTTGGTTTGC